TATGGTAAAGCATCTGCTTTTGATAGGATTAATGTTCGTAGATTATTTGTTTATCTTGAGAATGCAATTTCTGCTGCAGCAAAGGATCAACTTTTTGAATTTAATGATGAATTAACTAGAACTAACTTCGTTAATATTATTGAACCATTCTTAAGAGATGTACAGTCCAAGAGAGGTGTTTATGATTATGTTGTAGTCTGCGATGAAACTAATAATACTCCTGCAATTATCGATGCTAACGAGTTTGTTGCAGATATTTACATTAAACCAGCGAAGTCAATCAATTTCATTGGTCTGACCTTCATCGCCACCAGAACTGGTGTTGCTTTTGAAGAAGTAATCGGCAATTTCTAATTTAGAGGTTAAATCAAATGGCAACTAGAACACAGTTTAATCCACCTCCTCTTAGAAAAATTACTGACTTCAAAAGTCAGTTAACTGGAGGTGGTGCAAGAAGTAACCTTTTTGAAGTGGTTATTTCTTTCCCAGATATTGCAAAAGTTAGTAATGCACTTTTGGAAAAATCAAGATTTATGATTAAAGCTGCTAATTTACCAGCTTCTCAAGTTGCAATGATCGATGTACCTTTTAGAGGTCGTACTTTAAAAGTTGCTGGCGACAGATCTTTTGAGAGTTGGACTATTACAGTAGTTAACGATACTGACTTTGGTATTCGTTCAGCATTTGAAAATTGGGTTAATAAAATTAACAGAGTTTCTGATGGTACTGGTGCAACTGATCCTGCATCTTACACAGCAGATGCCTTTGTTTATCAGTTAGATCGTGATGGAAAAACTTTAAGAGCATATCATTTATATGATTTGTTCCCAACATCAGTTGCTGCAATTCCTGTTTCTGCAGACAATTCAAATATTCAGGAGTTTACAGTAGAACTTCAAGTTCTCTGGTGGGAAGCACTTAAAGGTAATTCTCCAATTTCTGGTGGTACTGACATTAACTGATAAATAGTACATAATAAGCAGTTAAAGTTTATAAGATGGCGAAACTTTTTGGTTTTTCAATTGAGGATAATGAAAAAAAATCCAAATCTATAATTTCCCCCGTTCCTCCTAACAATGAGGACGGGGTTGATCATTTTATTCAATCTGGATTTTATGGGCAATATGTAGATATTGAAGGTGTCTACAGAACAGAATATGATTTGATTCGCCGCTATCGTGAAATGGCATTACACCCAGAATGTGATGGTGCTATTGAAGATGTAGTTAATGAAGCTATTGTTAGTGATCTTTATGACTCACCAGTAGAAATTGAATTAACAAATTTAAACGCAAGTGATAGATTAAAAGAAATTATTAGAAACGAATTTAAATATATCAAAGAAATCATGGACTTTGATAAAAAGTGCCATGAAATTTTTAGAAATTGGTATATTGATGGAAGAATTTATTATTTGAAGGTTATAGATCTAAAGAAACCTGAAGATGGTATTCAGGAATTGAGATACATTGACCCAATGAAACTCAAACATATCCGTCAAGAAAAAAAAGATAAGAATGATGGATATATCACAGTAAACAAAGGTATAGAAGATAATAAGTTTCCTGAAATTGAAGAGTATTTTGTATATACACCGACTCCCAATTTCCCAGCAGGAACAATCAGTGGTGGTTCAAAGAAAGGTGTAAAGATAGCAAAAGATGCCGTTGCATATTGCAATTCTGGGTTAGTAGATAGAAATAAAGGAACTGTGCTTTCTTATCTCCATAAGGCTATTAAAGCACTAAATCAATTGAGAATGATCGAAGATTCTCTTGTAATTTATAGATTATCCAGAGCACCAGAACGTAGAATTTTCTATATTGATGTTGGCAATCTTCCCAAAGTAAAGGCTGAGCAATATCTTAAGGAAGTAATGAGTCGCTATCGTAACAAACTTGTTTATGATGCCAACACTGGTGAAGTTCGTGATGATCGCAAGTTCATGTCCATGATGGAAGATTTCTGGTTACCTCGTAGAGAGGGTGGTAGGGGAACAGAAATTACAACTCTCCCAGGCGGTCAAAATTTAGGAGAACTTTCTGATATTGAATATTTCCAGAAAAAACTTTATAGAGCACTTGGGGTTCCCGAGTCAAGAATTGCAGGTGGTGGTGATGGTTTCAATCTAGGTCGTTCATCTGAAATTTTAAGAGATGAACTTAAGTTTTCTAAGTTTGTGGGTCGTTTAAGAAAAAGATTTGCAAATGTATTCAATGACATTTTACGCACACAACTTCTATTAAAAAATATTGTTACCCCAGAAGACTGGGATAAAATGTCTGATCATATTCAATATGATTTCTTATATGACAATCACTTTGCAGAATTAAAAGAAGCAGAGTTACTGACAAACAGACTTACTCTTGCAACAACTATAGAACCTTATATAGGAAAATATTATTCAACTGAATATGTTCGCAAAAAAGTTCTTAGACAAACGGATTCAGAAATTGTTGATATTGATTTGCAAATTCAAAATGAAATTGAAAAAGGTATTTTACCAGATCCTAATGCTCCAGTAGATGAAATGGGAAATCCTCTTCCAGAAGGAGGGGGTGAAATTCCTCAAGAAGAAGTTCCGATTGAACAGGAAGTACCTCCTACAGGAGAACAAATTCCTGCACAACCAGAGGTTATAAAACCAAAAGGCGGTAAAATATAAATAATCGTATAATAATAAAATAAATTTATGGATAACATTATAGATTTGATTGCTACGGATTCTTCCCCTGCAGAAATTGCTGACAGTATAAAATCGGCACTTTTTGCAAAATCTGCAGAAAAAATTGATCAGGTTCGCCCATATATAGCATCTTCTTTATTTGATTCGGAAGAATCTGAAAATTCTTTTGAAGATGAAGATAATATTTAATAACAAAGGAAAGAATAATGTCAGCACGAATTAAAATTCTTGGAGCGGAAGCAGCACTTCCAACAACAACTGGAACTGCAACTAGCTTTAGTGCAGCAACAGTTGTTCGTTTAGTTAACACATCAACTGGTGCAGATTATGCAGTTACAGTTGTTGAAACGCAAAGTGGTAGTGTTATTGGTTCCTTTACATTAATGAGATCTCAATCAGAACTATTAGAAAAGTTACCATCACATTGCGTTTATGCTGCAAACGCTTCTGTTTTGGGAGCAAAAGTAGGATTTACAAACTAAAAACAATGAAACTCATCACAGAAGAAGTACAACAGGTTAAGTTCATCACCGAAGGAAAAGGTGCTGATAAAAAAATGTTTATTGAGGGTATCTTCCTTCAAGGTGATATTTGCAACCGTAATGGCAGAATGTATCCGATGCAAACTCTTGCAAAAGAAGTGCAAAGATATAATGAAGCATTCGTAAATAAAGGTCGTGCTCTTGGAGAACTCGGTCATCCTGATGGCCCTACCGTCAATCTTGATCGTGTTTCTCATAAGATTGTTTCTCTCGAACAGAAAGGAACGAACTTTGTCGGTAAAGCGCAACTTCTAGAAACGCCAATGGGTAAGATTGCAAAATCTCTCATTGGGGAAGGTGTTTGCCTTGGTGTTTCTTCTCGTGGTGTTGGTTCATTAAAGATGACCAATGAAGGTCATAAAGTTGTTGGTGAAGATTTTATGTTAGCAACTGCTGCTGATATCGTTGCCGATCCTTCTGCTCCCGACGCTTTTGTTCAGGGAATTATGGAAGGTAAAGAGTGGGTTTGGGAAGGAGGAATTCTTCGTGAAAAACTCGCAGAATCCACAAAAAATAGAATTAATACTTTAATTGATGAAAGAACACTTCAAGAATATAAAGTTGAATTATTCCAAGAGTTTCTCTCAAATCTTTAAATTATAAATAAATATAGATTAAATACAAAGATCTAAAAAAATGTCCGTTGGTAGAAATTTACAAGAGATGGAAAACGTAGTAACCAAAGGTGCTGCACCTGCCGAACCAATGCACAACGTCGTTCAAAATGCATCTGGAGTTACAACTCCAGGTCAAACTGGTGCATGGGAAGACCTAGGTGGACCTACCCCCGAAAATTATCGCCCAGACGATGATTCTGCAAAACTCAAAGATCCTTCAGCAACTCTTGCTCAAGTAAGAGATGTTGTTAACGCTAAAGCTGCCGCTGCAGTTAAAGAAGAAACCGAAGAGGAAGAAGATCTCGTCGATGAGGAAGAAGTCGATGAAGATGAAGAGGTAGTTGCCGAAGCTGCCGACGAAGACGAAGAAAACGATGAAGAAGGCGACGAAGACGAAGACGAAGACGCACCACACGGTAACGGTAAGAATAAGAAAAAGAAAAAAGTAGAAGAAGAGTTTGACATTGAAGAAGATGTCAATGCTCTTCTCGCAGGTGAAGAGCTTTCTGAGGAATTCCAAGAGAAAGCACGTACTATCTTCGAAGCTGCTATTCGTTCAAAAGTTTTTGAAATCAAAGAAGAACTTCAAGAAACTTATGAAAACGCACTTGTAGAAGAAGTACAGTTTATTAAAAATGAACTCACTGAGCGTGTTGATGCATACCTTGAGTATGTTGCTGACGAGTGGATTCAAGAGAATGCACTTGCAGTTGAGCACGGTCTCAAGACTGAGATGACTGAATCATTCCTCCAAGGAATGAGAGGTCTTTTTGAAGATCATTATGTTTCAATCCCTGAAGATAGATATGATGTAATCGAGAGCATGGTAGATAAACTTGATGAAATGGAAGAAAAACTCAACGAGCAAATCGAAAGAAACGTTGCTCTGAATAGAAGATTAGCAGAGTCGGTTGCTGATGTAATCTTTGCAGATGTCGCTGAGGGTCTCGCACTTTCTCAGAAGGACAAACTCGCTTCTCTTGCAGAAAATGTTGAGTTTGATGGTGAAGAGAACTATCGTGAGAAACTGGTAACTCTGAGGGAATCATATTTCCCAACCAGAACCGCTGGTACTCAAAGAGACGACTCCGAAACTTTATCTGAGTCTGTTTCCTACGATACAAATTTAACTGAATCTGTATCACCTTCT